TACGCTGTCCCTGAAAATGGTTGTGCCATTGTCAGTGTTATTTGATTGATACTATTATAGTCTATGCCCGTTTCCAATATATCTCCGCCGCTGGTTTTAACAGTGACGTTTGGATAAAAGCCTAAATTATGATTTATTACTAAAGAATATATTCCAGACACTGGCCCAGTTACTTGGGCTATTTCCCATGAATATGAAAAGGCGTAATCTGCACCTTCTTGAATAAACTGTATTACTGTGGCACCAGACCATGATGTATCAGTTAGTTTAGGTCCATAAAAATCAGTAGTTGCAGTATTATAGTAAAAGTCTCCAGTTAGACCTAAATTATTTGATGGGGCTCCAGTTCCATTCAAAATAGTTCTACCTCTTGGACCTTGTGGGCCTGGAGTAGCTACTACTACTGAATTTTCTGTTTGATTTACTACTACAACATTATCTGTCATATTGTAACCGTTCTATTGAGCGTTATATACCCACCAAGTAATTTAGTTTTAACCAAATTTGAATCCGTGATTATTAAATCATAGATAGACTTTGGATAGAATAATTTCTTTGTTTGAGTAGGAGTCATTCGAACGGTTACTTTTCCTAGTGAGCCATCGATTGTGATTCCACCACTAGGAGATGTTAGAGTAAAAGCAAGTTTTTGAGCAGTTCCATCACGAACCTGCATTTTGGCGGTAGCACCAGTTAGATCTATGACTGCGTCATTTGGATCTTTATATTCTACTACAAATGTGAAAGTAGTATCTTGATCTACTTCCCAATTCTTTTGTCCTGCCATTTACGAAAATCTCCTAAATAGGAAAACTCCTATGCTTATTTTAGCACAGGAGTCATCCTAATATACTACTTAAATTATGCCTTCTTTGTGAAGCCAAACGAAGGCTCGTTTGGATTCAATGCCTTCAAAATAACAGGCAAGCATGCTGCAATTCCACCCTTAATTAAATCTCCTGGGTCAGTATTGCCAGTCATGTATAGAGCAATGGCAGCACCAAGGAAATGGCGACCATAGCTTGCTAACGCTGCTAGAATTTTTTCCTGCATTGTTACCTTTCCATCATTATTAAGATCTTCTTTCATAAAGACCTCCTTATTCTGGGCACGGTGCCCAGGATTTAGGGTTTCCCCTAATATTAATTATACTACTAAGCCGAAATATCCACAATCTCGCAATTTCCGTCTGAGGTACATGCGAGTGTTTGTGTTCCGCTCGTTCCATCTTCTGTTTCATAAAAAGACAAATCTTCCCAACGAATTGAAGATGGCATCTTAGCAAGTAGTTCTAGATATTCACTTTCAGTTACTTCTTGATATGGAGCTTGCTTATAAGAGTGATCAGAATGCGGCAGGAATGAAATACCTGATACTTCATCAAAATGCTTATATACCCAAGCACCAACTTCCATCCATTCATCTTCTTTTACAGATACTGTAATAGATGGCTTATGCTCACACCATTCACGCTGATATACGAGCCATGTATTCAAATGATCAATTGCAGTTAAATCATTACGAACAATAGCACCGTTAGGAGCCTTTACTGGGAATGAGAATACATAAGTATCGTTTGGCTTCATGAAATCATCTTCTACTGGGATTCCGACTTCTTTTAAGAATGTTGATAGAGGATCTTTCTTGTCTCCACGAACTGTGCGAATGTAATGCTCTGAATGCCATGGGTGCATACCTGAAGATACGCCTGTCAACTGTGAAACAGTACCTGATGGCTTGACACAGGTGATTGCAGCAGATTCATTAATTCCAATTTTTGCTGCTTCTTGCTTATTTGTTTCTCTAGCAAGATCACGAGACTTGCTTAAAAATTTTCCTAACTTATCAAGGTCTTCTTTGCCAGACATAAAAGTATGTCCAAATTGACCTGTGATTGAAACTCCAAGTAGTCGTTCTTCTTCTGTGTTATCTTTCCAAATTTTACGAAGATACTTAAAGTCTGTAAGTGTAGATTGCCAAGTTCCAAGAATGGTTGCTAACTTTATCTTATTTTCAATGTCTTTTAGACTATCGTTCTCACGAATTACAACTTCGGATAGATTACAGAACTGATAAGGTCTAAGGATAATTTCTGAGCATGGGTTAGTTCCGTAGTGGATTTCTGGATCTCTCCGCCCCCATCTTGCTGCCTGCTTCTGAGCAGCAGCCACATTGTATATGCCACGTTCCCCTGATTTTGAATCATATAAATTCTTCCATTCAGCAATAAACTGCTCCATGTCTGGTTTGCGAGAATATGCTACTGAGTTATTTGATAATGCACGTTGAGAATTGTTTTCCCACCAGTTGCCTGATTTTGCTGCTGCCATCTCAATGTCATTAATGTTTGAAAGCGAGATCATTGCAGAGCGACGAACTCCGCCAACGACAACGATTTCACCAATCTTACACATAATATCATGTGCTTCAATAGGTTTCAATTGACGACCTGCTGCAGTTTTAAACTTTGCAATTGTGAAGTCAAAAAGATTAATCAACGGTTGTGGCCCTGAAGAACGACCTCCCATTGTCTTAAGACGAGCACCTGCTGGGCGAAGCTTTGATACATCAATTGCTGGAATTTGTCCTGCCCAAAGCATTGCAAGAAGTTCACGATAAGCCTTAGCCCATCCAGTCTTTGAATCTTCAACTACAATAACAGTTGTTGATTTTTCAAATGATTCTGGGACGGCAGGAAGTTTATTAACATACTTATATTCAACAGAGAATCCAACACCAGTTCCACACATCAAGATATACATTGTTTCATCAAATGATCGTGGATTATCTACTGGAACAAATGAGCAGTTGTATCCTGCAACATGGTCTCTGTCAAGAGCAGCACCTGCAGTCATTACTGCTCTCATTGAAGGCATTACATTACGATTATAAACAGCATCCTTAAGTTCAGTAACAAGTTTTTCATCTGGAGTATATCCGTGATTCTTTCCGAGATGATTCAACATGAAATCAAAATAACGATCTACTGTTTCTCCCCATGTTTCACGACGATTCTCTTCTGGCATCCATCTTGCATATCTGGACAACGCAATAAAATTCTCGTATGGGTTTTCAATAACTTTCGACATATAACACCTTTTCTCCGCCTTTTACGGTTAATTTAAAAATAGATAGATTCCAATTCTAGCAAACTTTATTTATAGAGGGAAGGGGTTTAAGAAAACTTTTTAAATATGTGATCAAAGGCATTATTAGTCAACCGATTCCAATTGTATTCTTCATGAATCTTAGTTGACTGAGCATAGTAGTATCCAGAATATGCTTTAAAGTTAATAGCAACATCTCTCATAAGTTCAAGTAGATGTTTATAGTTTGGTTCGTAAACTTTTCCTTCATGTGGAAATGGCCAAGGTGAATCTATAAGTTCTGATTTAAGTTTTAATGGTCCAATATATTTTTCATAATGTGCCCAAGCATCTACACAAATTGTCGGCATACCAGTAGCTAATGCTTGTAATGGAATAAAACCAAATCCTTCTCCATATGATGGATAGACTAATACATCATGGTCATGGTATATTTTAACTAATTCTTCTGTTGTCATATCTTTATCTATTATATATATATTATTATATACTTTATTTGGTAAACCTATTATATTCTTATCTATATAATTATTATATATTCTAGTAGTATTATGATTATATACTTTAAGTGTTAAAGAATATCTCGGATCATTACCAAAAAGATTTACAAATGCATCAACCACCATTTGGCCCGCCTTCCGTGGCGCTGGCTCACCAACATGTAAAAACCTTATAACATCATCTTCACGGCGGCGGCGGGGCGCCCAAACAGGATCAATACCATGTGGATAAACACGAATATCTTTGTATCCCGCATCTTCAAAAACATTAGCACACCAATCAGATGTTGTCCATATCTCATCAACTAAATTTAGTGTTTCACGCCATTTTTCTGGTACTACAGTTGATTCCCACGGAGTATAACTAATCTGATATTGATTCTTATGTAATTTAAAAAATGGTGGTTGAGAAAAGTTTAATTGAACTGGCGCTTTTGGATATTGAAAACCAACTTCATGTCCCAATTCTTTTAATGAATTAACTATTTTTGTTCCAGCATGACCATATCCATTATTGGATTTCATATTTACGACTGGTGTTGAAAATGATATTTGCATTTTATTTTCTGGTCAACTGGCTTGACACGATTTGTCAAACAATGCTACTATTATAGTTCGTTATCTCTAAAGGAGGCAATGCCAATGGAGAATATCAAACAAAAGCTGAGCGATGTTGCTCACAGTTGGACTGTTATAGGAATGATAACATTGTTTCTATTCGGTGTCCAGCCTGCACCAATGCCATCAGCAGAGGCTCTGATTGTAAAACCAGAGATCTCAAAAGCACAAGAAGCACAACTGAAGAAACAAACGCTGGAAAAATTCAGCAACACTGTATACAAACCTTCAGAAATGCTTACTGACAAAGAGTTGCTGCAACTACTCAAGTCTGTAGGTTTTGAAGGACAAGCCCTTAAAATGGCTTGGGGTATAGCTAAAGCGGAGTCCAATGGACGCCCTATGGCATACAACGGTAACAGGAATACTGGAGACAGTTCCTACGGAATTTTTCAGATCAACATGCTGGGAAACCTTGGCGATGATCGCAAAGAGAAATTCGACCTGAGATCAAATGTACTACTGTTTGATCCAGTAATTAACGCAGAGATAACGTATTATATGACTAAAGGCGGAGTCGATTGGTCGTCTTGGCCGAATTCGATTAGTAAAGCTAAGAAATTGATTTTACAATTTCCGAAGTAGTTAGGAGATAAATTGCGGATACAGATTGTGTCCAAATATTTAACCCTTGCAGAAGAGGGCCTTGTGTCAAAAGTGGATTGCCCACTAGACCAAGGCCTTCTAATGCCTAATCAAGATATTAATGATAAAATTTACCTATACTGTCTTTCTTGTGAATACAAAAAAGAAATAGGATTGGATTTGTATGGAAGAATGGAAGAAGCCGTCGGAAGAAACTGATGGCGGAACAATAAAAGAAACAGACCAAATGGGTCGTGAAAAATTCTGGGAAGATATAGGTAGACCATGACTGAAGAAAACAAAGAAGATCTTGCACAAAACCTAGATATGGTTAATTATATTATGCTACATCGTATTTATGATGTAATGACCATTATTGCCAGCAAATTAGTAGGGGCGGAAGAAGTAGATAAGATGATTAAATATCATGATCAAGGATATTTGTTGGGTCCCGCTCCATCTTATACCCCACAGGAAGAAAATGAATAAGTTATATATCGATCAAATAGTTCGGTATATGAATAGTGCTCGTTTAGAATTTCAAAATTATTACGATGATGTAGCTATGGCAAATGGAGCCATGAGATGGTTTATAGAAGCCTTAGAAAAACGGCTAGGAAATTGCCACGGCGTAGAAAACG